TAATTCTTGAAGAGTTATTAACTCCTCAACAACATAACAAAATTTAGAAGCAGAATTTCCCTGTTTTCTCTCTAACATATTATTTGAATTATTTTTAAGAACAATATTCTAGCTTACTAGTATCTCCGTTGTAAGAAACACATTGTTTTGTAGATCTGTAAGTTTTAAACTCACAGCTACTGTTAAATGTAGTACCTCCAACTCCAATCCAAAAGGCTTGTTTTGTATAATTATGAACAGAATCATATCCATCAGTAATAACAACAGAATTGTTACCACTTTTTTGTATGCTACTCACAACCAAATCAAAGTCAGTTCCTCCTGACTTGCTAAAAGAAAGTATGCTAATCTCATTTATCTTCTCGATCTTGTATAAACTTGTATCAAAAAAGTACAAGTTTTCTACCATACCAAGTCTAAATAAGACCATTGCAATACCCTTAACCAGATCAATCATTCTCAAATTAGTACCTTCAAACTTTCTAGTACTACTCATAGAACCAGAGCAATCAAGATATAAATCTATCTTACCCTTGTAAATTCTAGTTGCATTACCGGCGCTGAACAACTCGGCATTTCTAAAGATAGGGTGCAAGAATTCCAGTCCAAAAACATCATCAAACTCTTCCGAGTCAAATAAGCTTTCCTCAACGGTCTTAAACTTCTGGGAAAAATAATTCTGAGACTCATTAAGAATCTTAATCATCACTTTCTGTACGCTCTCTTTGTTGATTGTCACCCTGCCTAAAGCATCTTTAAGATCCTCAATCTTTTCAAGAAAATCAGGTTCATTGAAAGCTAAATCTTTCAAAGCTTCTTCACCTAATTTTTCCTTAAGATCTTGCATCTTATCCTCAGCTTTTTTCATAGCTTGCTCAAGATTTTTCTCATTCTCATTACTATCAAGAATTTTGTCAATCATATCTTCATAAGATTGTCTCTCTTCTCCAGTACTGTTCTTGTCAGCTTCCAAGCCATTAGAAAGTTGTTCACCATCTTCATCTCCTTCATCTCCTTCTTCTCCTTCACCTTGACCAGAGCCTCCCATTCCGGGCATGTCTTGATCAAATGAACTTTCTCCATCACCAGGTCCATTACCATTCTTTTCTTGCTCATCTCTAAGCTCACGTTCTATCTTTTGAAGATATAGTGAAACTTCCTGTGTCAACATTTCTGTAAACAAAGGGGAGTCAACGGTAACAATTTTAGTTAATGAATTATACACTTTGTCTAACACCTTATGCTTAATAGCATTGTTAGCTTCTGAAGGACGTCTTTTAACATCTTCATTAACGTACATACTATAAACATCATTTATCAAACTTTGTGGGACTGTGCACTCTTCTTCAGTAACCTTAGCCACATGTTCTCTTATCTTTTTTAATCTATAAGCTTCCCTGGAGGTTACACCTGGAATAATTACATGCGGATCCTTTCTAAATCCAAAAGCTCCCGCTTCTGCATTATTATACTTATTGTACGGATCAAACGTTGGGGTCTTAAAAGACCCCTTGCCTGATTTTCTCTCGAATAAACTTTCCATATCAATTATGATAATGCCTCCATGGCTTGGTTAGCTTCTTCTGCATCAGCTTTTAAGAAAGGTAATTTCTCCTCCTGAGTATTGATAGAATTTTTAATATCTACCATATCTTCATCAGATAACTTACCTGCGCCTCTAAGGCTGTTAAACAATCCTTCAATCTTATCGTACTGCTTATTATACTCTTCATTGTTTACTGATTGGCCAAGCACATCAATAGTGTCAAGCAGCTCTCTAAATTCTTTAGGAACTAACACTTTTGATACTGCTGCAGCTTTCTCTTTACCAACTAACAATTCTACAGTTTTTACAATACCTCTCTGTTCGCTCATGTTCCAAACAACCATTACATTTTTGATTAGATTAGGCAAGAATGATAAAGACCTATCTGATAAATCACTATAAATGATATCAATAGTCTTTTTTAACTTAGCCGGATCTAATGTAATACTGTTAAGGTCTGAAGATTCAGGAATGGTAATGTTATGAGTTTGAGAGAATAATTTTCCTCCATTATCATAGTACTTTAAGATATCACTCTGGTTCAATCTATTCACATGAAATGTGACTAGAAATCTATCCCAGAAAGGTGAGTCCTTCTCGTCGTCCGGAATGGAGTTACACGTTGCGATGAAGTTGGTCCATACGCACGGCACTTTCTCATTCCCATTAAAGAGAATACGCTCATTCATTACACCTAGCAAACTATTTCTCAATGATGCTGATGCTTTGTCAATCTCATTAATAACCACAACTTTAGAGGATGTGATAGGAGAATTGACTTTATATTTCTGATTCAGGGTCAACTCTTCCAAGTCAATATTACCCTTGATAGCATTGCTACGGGTACCTTCATCAGTTTCTAACAAGAACAGATCATTATCTCCCAAAGTTCCATTTAAGGAAGCTTTCGCGAAATCTATAACTGCTGCTGTCTTTGCAACACCCGGCACACCTATCAAAAGGATTGGGGTATTCATAGCTTCACCTAACGCCATTACGCGGAAAGTCTCAAGCTTCTTCATTAAATTCGTGGTAATTGTTCTTTGTACTGCCATTTTGATTAAATTTGTGTTAATAATTTCTTAATTAATTGCTTTGTTTTTGTTCTCCCATGATCTTCCACGAAATCAGATATATCTTTTATTTTATACTGATCCGGAATCTCAATCTGTTTTAAACTGTATAGATCTGCAAACTTTTTACCTGCTTCTCTTCCCCAGTTTATTTCTTTGTCATAGTCATTATCATAAAATATATAAATATTCTCGAAACGACCTATAACCTCATCCATTACATAATCCTTTGCGTTTACCTTTTCACTTTGTAAGGCACAGGATGTCAATAAATGAGAAGGATACAATGATTTTATAACCATAGCATCCTTTCTACTACTTGTTATTATCAGATTTTTACCTTTGTCTGGCATCTGCTGCCATAACTCCCAGGTAGAATAGTCGTTATTATTAACCCACTTATTCTCCGGGATTTCAGTTAAAGGCTGATATATTTTGAATGTCTGTAATCCATCTTTTTCTTCAACAAATGCATAGGCTACATCTTCCGCCGCTTTGCAATAACCATTGATGAAATAATGTGATATTGGAAATACTCTGCAATATTCTAATTGTTTACGAGTAAAACCATACTTTACATTCCAATACTCTTGATCTTTTTTTGACCACTTTCTGATCTTAATCTTAATTTCTAGTCTACTTTTTTTTACCTTACCCTTATTAGAGGCGCTGACAAAAGATCTTCTAGGATGTTTAGATGTGTTCGTAGTTTCAAATTGAGTCAATCCCATATCTGCAGCTACCTTGTTAAAAACGTCAGTGATATTTACAAACTTGAATAACCTCATTAAGAATACGAATACATCCCCAGTCTCACCAGTAGCAAAATCTTTGTACATCAATTTTCCGTACATATCTGAATGAAATACACTAAATGAAGGAGTTTTATCCTCTCGAAGAGGGCTTGATATTGGTTTTCTTGGAATTCCGCCTAAGTAATACTCAAATATCTCAACATCCGTGATACAGCTTAGTATGTCATTTTGATTTGCTAACTTTTTCCAGTCATGATTCTTGAAACTCATAATGATTTATTTAAAATTAAAAAAGGGGACCACCAATATAGTGAATCCCCTTCTAACTAACAAACACAAATTTGTTTCTTACATATCTAACCAGTTGTCATCCTCTGCTGCAACTTTGTCTGCTACTACACCTGCAGTATCAAAAACATCAGCCTCATCAGCAAGATCCATTGTCAATTGATCTGGAGTGATCGAGAACTCTCTCAATTCCAAATCATCTGGACCAAATTCCACATTTCCAAATGCACCGGCAGCTTTAGCCTCAATAATGTCTTTTAAAACATACTTGAACTTATCAGCTTTAGCGCTATGAATAGTATATTGACGCAATGTGGTTCTGTTGAACATGCTTTGTACATGTCCACCATCTTGCTTGGTCTTAACGCCTAGCACTACACCAACTTTGTTATTTGTTGATTCAATGATACTTCTAATAAGACTTACATCTCCTGCAAATATCTTAGCCCATTCTTCTTTACTGATACGAGCATGTGCATCAGAAGCATCATCCAACTTGGATAAATCCCAAGGAAGGTTCAGCAAATTAGATAAAAAAGAAATTAATTCTTCTTCACCACGATAAGCTACTTTCATTCCTGAAGAATTGTACCAACTCATATTGTCAGGAGTAGTCTTAGAAGCTATGTGATCTTTATCCAACCATGCAGTTTTACCAAAATCATTTATAACTCTAATCTTTCCTGTCTGAGACTTGTGATGAGTCTTTGCAATATAAAATTGCGCTTTTGTGGTAATTGAGTCATCATCATTAGATAAGAAAAAATCTAATCTAATTTGATCAACTGTACGCTTACCGTCACCATCTTCTACTTCAGTAGTGTTTACATACTCAGGAGTATATTGAATCTCTCTTCCATAAAGATCCTCTATTTCTTCCTTCGTAGGATTAACAACCAATACTTTGAAGTTCTCAGCTCCAGTGTATAATTTTCTTGTTGGCCCGTCTGTTACTTCTTGTGCTTTTCCAAATCCACTCATAATCTATTTCTAATTTAAAATATTATTAATTAATTTTTATTCTACTGTTGCTCTAGTCAAACCTTGATTTACTTGTGATGGCTGCTCATCATCCCAGTTAACTTCATCAACTACTGGTGCAGCAGATAGAGTTTCAACAGCAAAAGGATCTACTCCTTCAGCTTCAGGCTCCAATTCTTCAGAAGAAAGATCTGCATCAACTTGATCTTCTACCAGCATTGTGAGAACACAAGCTTCTAATTCATCACTATCAAGTATAGACATGGAGAATTCATGAGATGCTTCATCACTTAATCCAAGAAAATCAGCTACGTCACCTGTAAGAACAGATGAAGAAACAGCTTTACCTTTTTCTTTACTGTCATCATAAGCAACATAATTTTTAGATGTTTTGTAAACAGTTAAACCTTCTTGATCTTGAATGTTATTAGCATTCGAGATTAATACAGCTTTATTATCTCCACTCACCAATGATCCAAAAATGACATGTTGCACATCACCTTTTTCTAATCCTAGCATTTCAGCAGCTAGTGCATTAAAAAGAAATCTTCTTGATTTCCCATGACCACGATCACCTTCTAAGGTAACCACAGCTTTCTCAGGATATTTCTGATAAGAACCATTTGAACTATCAACTTTACCTAGCCTTTTTGTTCCAAATATAATTTGCATTTCTATTAAATTTAATTGTTAATTTTTAATTTATGTAAAAGCACATGAATAGGAGTCAATGGGCGTGTATTGGATTACTTTTAAACCTATTCTCCACAAGGTCTCTCACCTATAGATAACGTGCATCCCCCAACTAACTTTGTGCTTAAGTTTTTTACTCTCCTTCTTCGTACTTACGAATAGACTCAAGAACTTCAGCCATGTCATTAGGAATAACCATTCCGTCAAACATACCATCAGGACTCTTTGCCATATTTGTAGTATTGTTTTGAGTCATAAACCCGTAGTTTATATCCTCACCTTTCTTCTGAACTGTTGTCTCAAGGATAACAGCAAACATCCCTTCAGGCTTTACTACATCCTGAACCAATTTACCTCCGGGAACTCCAAAGACTGTTCTATCAACACCATTGAACTGCTTTACTTCAGTGTGAGCCATTACTATTACGGTAATGTCATCACGCAGTCCATCAATAGATTTTAATGTTTTATACACATTATCACCCATCTCAGTAAACTTAGCATAACCTACAGTCTTAGCTTTATCCATGAACTCACCGATCATTGCATAAGTAATTGTGTCAATCACAATAGTCTTAATATCCGGACGTTTTGCAGAAACATAAGCCATACCACCTTTAATCTTTTCCCAGTTAGTTGTTTTCAGATAGTTGTTAACACCTGGATTAAACTTACCTAGAGCAGGATCTATAGTAGTATAGTTTTTTCTCCATCCTTTGAATGGTGGAGCTTTCTCGTCAGGACATATAATAAATGTCTCTTTCGGATCTAAATTTCTTAGTGAATATGTTTTGCCAGTTCCACTATAACCGGTTACTAATAATTTATTTGCCATTTTCTGTTTTCTTTTTTGCTTCGTCAAAAGCTATTTGCAACATTGATTTTGATAAAAGAAAAGCTATCTCTCTTTTTGAAAAATACTTTTCTAATCTCATTGATGTTTGAGCTACAGGATTTTTAGATTTTTCTAAATTCATGCCTTCTCCAAACATAGCAAGATTTCTCTTTCCAAAACTTTCTCTATCAAGTCCACAAGCTAAGATGTCGTCTTCATTTTCTACATCATACTCCTTACCTTCCGGAATTGGTTCTGTTTTAATCTGCTTTCTTATAAAGAAATTTTCATCATTCATAACTTTTTTTCAAATTTATCTTTTATTATTCCGTAAATGCCATTCCACTCTGGAAGGCCAGTTAAACACTTGTCATCTATGTAGATATCTGCTGATATCTTACGACAATCCGCCCCATAATCTTCTATTAGATGTGGGAAATTACAATTAATAAAGTGATAAGGTATGTTGTTTTCGTGAAGCCAATTAATTGCTCCAGCCAAAGGCAAACCTTCTCTACATGTATTGATTACTATCCCATAACCATCAGAAACTAACCTTTTAATTATTATACCTGCATTCACATGCTGTGGTCCTAACTCAGGATAATTACTGAGACATATAGTTCCATCAAAGTCAATAGCTAGTACAGCTTTAAAAGGTAATTTGTAATATCTTACTTGTGTACTCATTTCTTTAAATTTTGATCAATGTGTCTATCATCCAAATCCTTCCGGAAAAGAACCATATAAGATAGAAACATCGCATTACATAAAATATGACCAACATGAGATAATTTACTCTCTTTGTCATCATCTTCTCCTTCAATAAATGCATTCATGTGTCTTTGCATACTCTCGCACACTTCCGTGTACTTAAGTCCTCCTTTCCAATTGTTAGCTCCGCTAGTTACTACTTCAAGTCCCTTGGCATCTTCTTTGGAGATTTGAGCACCTGTTACAGTGCTCCCATCATCTCTTTTAAATGTAGTGTACTTATGTGCACCATACATTAAAACTTGTACCATTGGACCTAAAGCTCTCCAAGATACCAGCGACCATTTAAGCTTGCCAGTATTGAATCTTAATCCTGTTTCTTCCATAATTCATCAAGTTGTTTTAAACGTTTACCATTAGTTACAAAACCCCTGGTATCACTAAGAATTTTCCTAGTCGAAGATACAAAATATTCCGGAACTGTGGAAGCTTTTTGTAAGTCATATTGCTTCATTAAACCCTTAACATCTCCTTCTAAATCTCTAATGATTCTACTTTGAAGCTTGATATCTTTACCAAGCTTTTTCTCATTGTCTTTTCGAGATGCAATTTCTTTCTGCATATCTCCAAAACTCTGAATCATTCTCTGGTGCTCTTTGCTCATTGACTCTTCATATTCTTTAGCAATATCA